GGGTACGCGCCAGAGGCGTAAATAGAATCAGCAGAACCACCTCCGACTGCAAAGAAGTTGACCCCCACACCCGCTCCCCATGCACTCGCCAACGACGACCCATACCCGGTCTGCACGAAGAAGTTATAGGTCGCGGCGCCAGTGTTCTTTAGTTCGCGGGTGGCGGCACCATAGGTGGTCTGTGCTGAGGTGCTGTTCGCATCCATCCTTAGCATTGCCAGCGGCATCGGATCGTCAGAACTCGACAGCAACCGGTCATAGGTGCCGTAATAGCAGGGACCGTTAATCCCACTGGTGACGAAGTACACCCGGTCAATGGTGATATTGAAATAGTAAGTGATGGATGACACCGCCGTCGAACCGCCGCCGGCCGTAGCCTGGAACAGCGAGGCGCTGTTGAGTAGCAGGCCAGTCCCATCGTTCACGCTGCCATCTGACGCTGGGACCGACGTGGCGCTCGGCGCGTACTTGATGGCTTTCTTGTTGGTCGCATCCCACTGCTCGAACAGCCGCACCTGAAGGTTCGCTGCCGTGCTGTCCGCCCGGCCGATCGCCAGATACCAGTCAGTGCCAATAGCGTTGGACCCACCAGGGGACTTGTAGACGTCGTAGGACGCCGTGCCCCCTGGCACTGTTGTCTCGACTGCGGTCCAGCCAGCAGCAACCATCGGTGCCGCCAGAGCCGTGCGGATAGTGTCGGCGGGGGTCGTCGCGCTGGTCGTGCCGGTCAGGTAGGTCGCCATCAGTTAGTCCTCACGCGAACTTCTCCAACTGCAGCACGGACAAGGCGAACGTCGCAGCACTCGTGCCCCAGTTCTTGATCCCGACGAACAGGTTCTGGCTCACGTCATCCGATTCGTAGAACCACGGCACCGTGATCGAGTAGGTGGTCACGCCGAGCCCGAGGGCTTGCAGCATCTCCGTGCCGCTGCCGCTACCGGCGCCGCGCACCTCCAGGTCCCAGGTCGTCGACGCGGTCGCGGTGACGGTGAGCCGCACGATCAGCCCACGAGCGCAGACGCTGCCCACCGTGTACCAGGTGAAGTTGCTCTGGCCGGCCGACTGGGCGCCCAACGACACGGCCGACTGCGTGACCTTCGTCGACCCGCCGCCGCTCGGAGCGACCCACCCGGTCGCGTAGTCGCTGTTGCTGGTCTTCGCCAGCACCTGCCCGGTGGTGCCCCCGGTGGCCACACCCGGCCCGGCCGCGCCGTTCGTGCCGTTCGTGCCGTTGGTGCCGTTGGTGCCGGCCGAACCCTGCGGCCCAACCAGACTCGTTCCCGCCGGCCAGGTCGTCGCCTTCGGCCCGTAGATGGTGTGCGCGGCCGTGTCTATGTAGAAGTCGCCGTCGTGGCCCTGGCTAGTCGGCGCGCCGCTGCCGTACAGCACTGTCTTGCCGTCGGCGCCGGCCGAACCAGGTGCGCCCGGCGACCCGGGGCTGCCCGGCGACCCCGCGTTGCCCGCCTCGCCCTGCGGCCCCTGCTCGCCTTGCGCGCCCGCAGCCCCGTCCGCGCCGGCCGGTCCGCGCTCACCTTGTGGGCCCTGTCCACCCGCAGCGCCTGGCGACCCGTCCGCGCCCGCGGGACCCCGCTCGCCCTGCGGGCCCTGCGCCCCGTCGGTGCCGTCTGATCCATTAGCACCAGCCGGTCCGGGCTCGCCTTGCGGCCCCTGCTCCCCGTCCGCGCCCGGCGTGCCGTCGGCCCCGTCGGTCCCGTCAGTTCCGTTCGTGCCGTCGGTGCCGTTCGTGCCGTTCGCGCCCGCCGGCCCGCGCTGTCCTGTCGGTCCCGGGTCGCCCGCTGGGCCGGCCGGTCCTGACTCCCCAGGAGGACCGGCTGGCCCTGCGGCCCCTGTCGGTCCGGGCGCCCCACGCGCCCCGACCATCCCGCCGTTAAGCAGCTCCACGACCTCGACCGGGCCGGTGATGACGTCGACGATGTCTGTCATCGGATGATCCCCGGCGTGACAGTGATGCGCGCCCGCAGGAACGGCACCGTGCCGCCGTCTCCGGTCAGGTCCAAGTCTGCGATCGCCTCGGTCCAGCCGTAGGCGCCCGTCTCCACGCCTGGCGCGTCAATGCTGATGAGCCCGTCCGCGCCGAGCGTGATGTGGTCGTCGTCCCAGTCGAGTAGCGACTCACGGGCGGCGACCGAGCTGCGGGCCATCAGCCGCGCGGTCCAGGTGCTCAGGTCCGGTGCGGTGCCGCCGGCCGTCCAGCGATACCGCACGGCGAAGTCCGCGCCGCCCCGGATCGTCCAGATGACGGAGAGCGGCAGCCTGACTGCGGTCATCAGCCGACCTCCATCTCTTCGTCCTCGTAGATGCTGCGGCTCCCGCCGTGGCGCACCGCCCGGTCCAGCGCCATGATTCCGGCGACCAGGCCGTCGATCTTCTCGCTTGCTTTCGCCTTGCTCGGCTTCACGTTCCCCGCCGGGTCCATCTCCACTGCGAAGTGGTCGACCTGCCATCTCGTCAATGGATTACCGCCGTGGCGGTAGCGCGGCGACTCGGCCGAACCCTCCAACAGCAGCCGCAGCAGCTCTTTGGTCGGCGGGCTCATCGTCGCGTAGCCCTGCCGCACCGTGACCATCGGCGCGTCGTCGCCCTGCAGGTCGTTGACCAACTGGGACGCGTTCCACGGGTCGTAGCCGACCTCGCCGACGTCGAACCTTTCGCGGTCGCGGTTGATCTGCGCCCGGATGTAGCCGTAGTCGACGACGTCACCCGGCGTCAACGCCAGCCAGCCGGCCTTCACCCACAGGTCCGCCTGCCCGGCCGTGCGCCGGTTGAGCTGCGCGAGCGCGCCGGCCGGCGCCCAATGCCGCCAGATCACGTCGTGGCCGCCGTCGTCGTCGGGGAAGTCCCACGCGAGCGCCGTCAGGTCCGTCGTCGCGGCCAGGTCTAGCCCGCCCACGCAGCGCCGGCCCGCCAGCTTCGCCTCGTCGACCAGGCCCGCGTTGCGGTCCCACACCGCCAGGTCCAGGTAGCGGGTGTCTTGCTTGGTGCGGATGCCCAGGTGCAGCCGCTTGAACCGGGCCATCGTCGCCGGGGCGTTCTTCGCCTTCGCCGCCTCCGCGACCAGGAACTCCCGCGTCGGGCTGATCCCGAACCCCGGGTTGGCTTTCCGCCAGGTCGCCTCGGCCATCGGATCGTCCCCGTCGTCCGCGCCCCACACGACCCCGTAGAACGTCGGGTCCTCGATCACACCGTCCGCCAACTGTTCCACGTAGGCGCGTTTCTCCGCGTAGATCGTGCCCTGCCGGCTGTCATCAGCCGTAGTGATGATGACCACCAGCGGCTGCGTCCGCGCAGCCGTCCCCGTCTCCACCGCGTCAACTAGGTCCCTGGTCTTGTGGACGTGCAGTTCGTCGATGACCGCACCGTGGACGTTCGCCCCGTGCATCAGGTCCGCGACGCTGGCGACCACCGCGAAGTAACTCGCCGACGCCTTATGCACAACCCGGCTCTGCAGCACCTTCACATGCGGCGCCAGCCCCGGCGCCCGCTCGGCCAACGCCTTCACCGGGTCGAAGCAATACCGCGCCTGGTCCTTCGCCGCCGCCACCGCATACACCTGCGCGCCCTGCTCGCCGTCTGCCCCGGTCAGATACATGGCCGTCGCGCCGGCCAACGTCGACTTGCCGTTCTTCCGCGGCAACTCCACATACTCGGTGCGGATCGCCCGCACCAGATCACCGTCGTCGTTGCGCCGCACCCAGCCGAACGTCGGCGCGATCACATACGCGACCTGCCACGGGTCCGGCACGAACGGCCGCCCCGCCCACTTCCCCTGCGTGTGCCGCAGCACTTTGAACGCGGCCAACACCGTGTCCACCCGCGCCGGATCGAACCGCGCCGACCCGCTCGGTTCCGGTGTCTTCCACCGCGGCGGGCAGTCCGGCAGCGGAATCGCCCGCGCCGCTAGATACCAGCCGACCTCCGGGCTGATTCTCAGGTCAGCGAGACGTTTCGCGCTGACCCGCCGCGGCGCGGCCACCCGCCCGCCCCATCACGACCCCGTCGCCCCGAACGGATTGACCGCAGCCGCCGACTTCGTCCCCGCATGCTCCGACCGAATCTCCGACCGGGCGGCCGGCGTCAGGCCGAACTGCTGCGCGAACCGGCACACCGTCACTGCCGCATCACGCTGAATCAGGAACGCCGGGTTCCGCATCACCGTGTACTCGGTCGCCTTAATCATCACGCCCGACTTGGCCAGCAACGCCGACGCCTTCCGATGCGCCACCACCGCCTCGCAGTAGCAGCGCAGTGAATCCCGGTCCGCCTTCGACGCCATCCCCATGATGTCGATCTGCTCGACGGTGTAGTCCCAAATCTCGCGGACCTCATCGCTCACGTCGGTCGGGCAGGCCGGCAACGCGCGGTCAGGGATCGGCTCGTCCAGGTTCACCCGCGACTGGCGGTCGCCATGCAACAGCCGCAACGATGTCGGTTTCGGCGCCGGGCCGCGCTTACCCATGACCGGCCCCTTCCGCTTTCAAGAGTGTGTCCCGCACTGCCCCGGCAACTGCTCGCATCATCAACGGCGGCACCGAGTTACCCAGCCGCTCCCACTGCTGGGCGTAGCTGCCCGTGAGGACGAAGTCCGGCGGGAACGCGCAGATGGCTTTCAGTTCGTCGATCATGAACTTGCGCTTCTCGCTGTAGGACTTGCCCTTCACGAACCCGCTAACGCCATCGACCGAAGCGATCTGGCGCGCATCTGGTGACAGTGCGCCGTCCGTGATCTGGTGGTGGTACCTGCCATTAGCCGTAATCGTCGGGGCTGGGTCCTGGGTGACATCCAGGTCCCGGACAGCGAACTGACCCGATGTGTCATAGCGGTAGTTCTGAACGTTCGGCAGCGCGTCACGTATCGCGTACCGGTACGGCAACGGCCGCGGGAACACCGGCGCCAACTCTAGGTCGTCCCGCATCCCGATAAAGATCAGCCGTTGCCGGGCTTGCGGCACCCCCAGCCACTGCGCGTCCAACACCTTCGCCCGCACCCGATACCCACAGGCAACCAGCTCGGCGAAGATTTCCTTGAAGTAGCCCTTCGCCGTTCCCCGGATCAACCCCGCCACGTTCTCCGCAATGAACGCCCGCGGCTGCAGGTCCTTCAACAGCCGGGCGTACTCGAAGAACAGGTCGTCGCTGCGCTGCACCGTATCGCTGTGCTTCTTGACCAGACCCCAGTTCCGCTCCCGCGCACCCGCCATCGAAAACGACGTGCACGGCGGCGACCCATCGAACACGTCGATCTCAGCGTCGCCGACCGCCCGGCGGACATCATCGCCCGTCACCTCGCGGATGTCCCTGACGTCCACCATGCCCGGATGGTTGCGCCGGTAGGTGTCCACCGCAGCCGGGATGAACTCGTTCGCCCACAGCACTCTCAGGCCCGCCATGCGGTAGCCCAGACAACTGCCGCCCGCACCCGAGAACGTCGACACCACCCGCAACCCACAGTCGGGTATCGCCTCGACCTCGGCCATGCTCGGCACCCGATACAGCGGCTTGTCCACTGACCGGGACCGGGCCATCAGCCCGTCTTACCCGACCACACGTAATGACAGCGCGGGCACCGGTACTCGACCGGCAACGACTCATCCACTTCGGGGAAGTCATCGGGCGGTGCGGCCCGCGCGACCAGCCGTGCCAACTCCTCCTGGCTGAAACCGGTCCCGGCCAACCCGTCCGCATCGACCGACAAGTCGTCGAGCAGATCGACCAGTGCTGTCGGGTCCCACTTCGCCAGCGTGGCGAACCGGTTGTCGGCCAACAGGATGCGCCGCGCCCGGTCGTCGTCCACGTCCAGCCAGATCACCGGCAGTTCAGCCCAGCCGGCATTGACCGCCGCCCGCCACCGATGCTCGCCCGCAACGATCCGGCCGCTGGACCGCTGCGCCAGGATCGCGCCGAACCAACCGTTGGTTTCGATCGACGCTTCGATCTCGGCAACCTGCCCGCGGTTCGGGTTGTCCGGGTGCGGCTGCAGGTCGGCGGCCGAGACCATCTCGTAGGCGTCGTTCAGCAGCCGCGGGCCGGTGGCGGTCACCGATCACATCTCCTTGATCATTCTAGCGTCCAGAAACCTGGCTGAGGAGGGGGGTCGG